ATGGGCTGGTTCCGCCGTGTTTGTAGAGCTATCTATCTCTAGCGATAGCTTGCTAAATCTATTTGGCGATGGTGTGCCAAAGAAGATAACATTGTCTGACACAGAGCTAGCTGGAAGGGGAATTAGAATTGCCCCCGATTGGAGGGTGCTACGCCTCCCTCCCTCACCCAAGGTCGCCCTTGACCGAAGCAGTAAAACATCTGACGGGAAAGAGGTGTATAATGCTGTTGGTCGCAAGGAGCGGGCAGTGCAGATGACGGTGTGGATAGACGCACAAAATACCATTGAGACCTATCTGCAATTTGCATCACAGCTTAGGAGTAATGTCGCAGGCCATTGGGTGATTTCTGGCGTAGACTACTACCTTCGCTACCAGTCAATGAGCATTATAGACTACCTACCCAGCACAACACGGCCTCTCCTATCTCTTAGGTTAGAGCTGCAGCAGTATAGATATGACTAAGAAGCAAACGCCCGAGGAGAGGTACGCAGGAGAGGTCGCAAAGAAAATAGGAGCAACGCAACGGCGTGTGCTTAACCTTTTCCGTTCTGCTCTCGGTGAGGCCGCCCTCCTGTCTCAGCAGGTAGATTTTAACCCAGACAAGCCCTTTAGTTTCGATGACTACCCGCTAACAAAGAAGCGTAGCGACAGACTTATCAAAGACTTGCAGAAGCAGATACTCAGCACCGTGTCTGCTTCTGTCGCTTATGCTTGGGATCTCGCCGAAAAGAAAAACGATGAGTTGGTAAAGAGTGTGCTTGGTGGTCAATCTGTACCACATCGCCGTACGGAGGGAGTGAAGGCGTTCACGGCTCGCAGAGAGCAAGGCTTGAGCCTCAGCGATAGAGTGTGGAAGTACACGGATCAGTTTAGGGAGGAGCTCGAGATGAGCCTAGATCTAGGGCTGCGAGATGGGCTAGACGCCCCTGCAATGAGTCGAGCAGTACGAGAGTACCTTGCTGAGCCAAACAAGCTCTTCCGACGAGTTCGAGATGTGCATGGCCAGCTACACCTATCAAGTAGGGCTAAAGCGTACCACCCAGGGCAGGGTGTCTACCGCTCCAGCTATAAGAATGCTCTGCGCCTTACAGCTACGGAGACGAATATGGCATATCGCACAGCAGACTACGAACGAATACAAGAGCTAGACTTTGTTAGGGGAATAGAGGTGTGCCTGTCGAATAACCACACATTGAACGGCAAGCCCTTCCATTGTATCTGCGATGAGTTCGCAGGCAGGTATCCAAAGGACTTTAAGTTTGTAGGATGGCATCCGCTCTGCCGTTGCTACGTGAAGACGATACTGTCCGATGACCCTTTCACGCCTGAGGACACTCCAGAGGTTACAGATGTGCCGCAAGGCCTAAAAGATTGGGTGGCAAATAACGGAGACCGCATAGATAGGGCATTCGATAGAGGTAGACCTGCG